CCGATAAAGATGACCCTAGTTCTTGTCTGAGAAACACCATAGTATCTTGCGTCCATGACTTGAGATGAAACATCATACCCTATTTTTTCGAACTCGTTGAGAATTTTATTATAGTATTGTTTCGCCTCGCCAATGGTTAGTCCTTTAACATTCTCCGCAACAATCACTTTTGGCTTGATGTCATTTGCAACTCTAAGGAACTCAAAGAAAAGATCTTCTATATTCTCTACCATCTTTCCGTCAGAATAATTCTTGGTCTGACCCCATCCATCCGAATGTTTTCCAGATACATTGACTATAGTTGTTTCTCCAAATAGATCAACCATTTCTTCTTTCTTAACATTGTGAGACAGCTTTCCAGCAACCGAAAATGCAGAACACGGTGGCGAACCATCAAGGATATCTAACTCGCCTACATCCAATCCGACAATATCTAAAAAGTCTGATCCACTCAACTCCTTAATGTCATTAGGTAGTATGGGAGTATTTGGATAGTTTTCTGCATAGGTGTTTTGTGCCTCTTCGACAAATTCGTTCACACATAATACATTGCCGCCAGCGAGACGATAACCAGTACTAGATCCGCCACCCCCAGCAAATGTAGATATGACGTTAAACTTATTTTGTGCGGATGCTGCAAATACATCCTTAAGGGTATAAGGTTGATACATAGTATTCATTATCTCAAATTTTTTAGTCGTTGTCAAGTTTTATTTCTACCGAAAAATCATTAATATATTCTTTCATAAATCTACGGATCTCTCTGGACGCACTAGAGTCATTGAGTTCACACAGGGCAATAAACTTTTTCTTCTCTTCTTTATTAACCTTTATCAATAGAGTAGAATCTTTTTTTCTTATCTCCAGATCCATTCCGTCCATTATTTTTCTTCCACTACTTTACTAAAGTTTTTAACCTTATCAAATTTGATGATACTTCGGAATTTATCGTAGAGGATTTCTCCTTTGTGTGATATAACAAAGACATTGTTTCCGCCAAGTTCATTCAAGAGTTTCAAGAATTCGTCTGTTCCATTATTATCTAATGAACTGTCAAACACCTCATCAAGAATCAATAGATTTGTGTTCACACTATTCTTCATCTTCGCAACCTCTCTCCAAGTGAAGAGCAGAGCCAAGTCGATTCGCATCTTTTCTCCTTCGGAGAATGAACTGTAAGAAAAGTTTTCTCTATTACGAGACTTAATATTCTCAGAGAAATTTTCATCCATCGTGAAGTTGACATAGAAATCCATTTGATGAAGATACTTGTTTATCAGACCATTCATAATAGGAAGATAGTATTTCACGATAGAAGTTTTCACTCCACCATCTTTTAGAAGTGTAGATGCTACATTAAGATACTCTCTTTCTTCTATGAGTTGTTCTCTTTGTCGTTCTATATTTTCTTTCTCTGTTGTAAACTTCTTTAGTTCCTTTCTGAGATTTGCGGTAGAAGTATCACTTGTTTCTAGTTCTTCTATCTCTCTTTCATAATCTTTAATAGAAGTTTTTAATCCACGATTATGTGAGGTCTTTTCAGATATATCTGCACTAAGCCCAGATACTTTACTTTGAATATTTAATAATTCATCCATTCTATTTCGGATAACTTCATACTCTGTCTTGAAGTTTTCTATCGCAGTTTCTATTTCTTTCTGTTTATCTTTCTTTTCTGAAATCATCATTTCTTTATGAGACGAATCGACATCTTGTTTACAAGTAGGACAGTTATCAATGTCATGAAAGAATTCTTGATCTTCTTTTAGAGTCTTAATCTTGGACATCAATCCAGCACTAATGCTGTCCATCTTAGATAGTTTCTTCTGTATTGGTTTGAGTTGAGTCAGCGTATCATTTAACATACTAATTTTTGCATTAAGTTTTTCTATACAAGAATCATTTTCGTTAAGTTTAAATTCATATTCTTCTATCTTTTTCCTAGAAGATTGTATGAGTTTCTTTCTGTCTTTCTTTATCTCTTCTATGCTAGATTCTTGCAGATGTATCTTATTGTCTATGAGATTTCTCTCAGTACTATTCTGATTAACATTATCCTTATGATCTACCAACCTAGTTTTGAGAATCTCATTCATAGAAGAAAATATTTTAATATCTAAAAGATCTTCAATAATATCTCTTCTGTCTTTAGCAGATAGCTGCATAAAGGGAACAAATGTGGCAGAACCCAATATGACTGTTTGTGTGAACGACTTAAAATTAAGTTTAAGAATATTATCTTCTAGATATTTCTGATAGTCTTTTATCTTGGAATCTTGATTGATCATTTTTTTATTATGATATATCTCAAAGATGCCGGGCTTGATACCTCTACGAATCAAATACTTTGTCTTTCCCACAATAAATTCAATCTCAATAAGACAATCTTTCTCATTAACCGAATTAGTCAATTGGGGTTTGTTTATCTTACGAAAGGGTTTACCAAATAATCCAAAAGTTAACGCATCAAGAACAGTAGACTTTCCTGCTCCATTTGCGCCAAGGATTAATGTTGTGGGAGATTTGTTAAGTAATATTTCAGTAAAGTTATCACCAGTGGAAAGAAAATTCTTCCACCGTATTTTTTGAAATTCTAACACTAGGCGGGCTCTCTTAATGCAGTAACATACAAGTCTTGAATAAGACCTTTCAATCTATTCTTATCCAAATCCAAATTATAATCATCAATATAAGTTGAAAGCAAAGACATAGTATCTTCTATGGATTGCGTTTCGTCCATTCCTTCAAACTCATAACTGTCATCTATGACAGAAACATCAACAACATCGTGATTGTATAAATCGTCTATAAGATTATCCAGAAGATGTTGTTTAGTTTTATTTTTAACGATTACTTTAACATATTTTCCTGTATATGTCGAGTAATTTAATTGAGAAAGTTTTTCTTCGTCATAGTAAATCTTATGAAACATACGATATGGATTCTGTATGAACTCTAGTTCATTCGTATCTGTATCATATATGTGAAATCCTCTTGAATCGTTATAGTCAATCCAAGTCAACTCATAGGGATTTCCTAGATAATGTATAGAACCATTATTGGACTTATGATGGAAATGACCAGAGCACACCAGATCAAATCCACTAAACATTTTAATATCCAATCCATCTTCACACTTAACTCCTTTGTTCATTTCGAAACCAGAGATTTCTAAATGACCGAATAGAACTTTGGCTTCTGTTTTCTTTATGTGATTTTTGCATTTAGTAAAGTTGCCTGAATTAATCCAAGGCATAATACAGATATCTCTCCCATCAAAATTGAGAGTAGTTGGATCGGAATATACATTCGGCGCGTACTTGTGGTTGAAATCAATCAACTCGTTCATTGAATTGATATCATTTGTATTCTTAAAGTAGGTATCGTGATTGCCTATAATCACATGAGACTCTATCTTCTCGTTCTGAAGTCTTTCGATAAACCGAGATCTCATCCCATGAAGAATGTTGAAATTAATAAACTTTCGTCTATCCACAACATCCCCCAAATGGATCATAGTTTTAATGTTGTTCTCTGACAGATATGGAAAAAACACATTGTCATAGAACTCCATCATGTAATCAAAGAAGACTAGAGAATCACCCCTAGCTCCAAAATGAGTATCAGTCAAGAGGGCTATTTTCATTCTGTTCCTTTTTCTTCGCTTTTGCTCTGGTCTTCTTAACTTTTTGAGATTTCTCAAAGTCTTCAATAAATCCAGACATATTATTCTGCATAAACTCTAAGTAACTTTTCTTAGTCACTCCACCAGCCTCAAGTATATCATCTTCCAAGACTTGTCGCTCAAGAGATTTGTACTTAACATAAGTTTGTTTCTTCTCTTTCTGCATCCTTCTTATAAAGGCATAGTAAATTATCTGAGTAAAATATGCGAAGGGGTTTTTAGATTTCTCTGGGTTGAAATTGTCTATGTATAGAAGACAGTTCTCTATTCCATCAGAAATCATTTCATCTTTGTATGTGTAGTTAATAAAATTAGGACGATACGACAAGTGTTCAGAAATCTTCATAATACATTCTCCAATGTAATTAGGAATTCTGGGCCTTGGTTGATCGTTCTCTTTTGCCTCAATAACAGAATTGCGAAATTCTATCATTGCAGCAAGAAGTTTTTTGTTATCTACATAGTGTGCGTTTTTCTTTTTTTCGGCCATTATATCCTCGTTAAAAGTTGCATACATTGTAACAAATGAGTTTGGACTTGTCAAACACTATTTTTTTTTAATTAATACTTGACAGGATGCGATTCTATGTGTATAATAATTCTGTTGTGATTTAAGGATTATTCTAATGTTTATCTGATGAATCAAAGTCTTTTAGAACTTGCATATAATCTTTGATATCTTCTACTTGTTGTCTTCTTTCTGCCATCACTTCGTCAAAGGCCCGAAAGTTAGTCTCTCCGCTTTTTGACTCAATCAGTTGATCATAAAAGTCTATAATTTCTTGTTTACATGAAGTAATAATGAGAATATCCTTTTTAGCAATAGAAAAATCTTTTTCATCTGTGTAAGGATTCCATTCAGAAAATGCAAGGTATGCCTCAGAAGGTTTTACCCCAGTCGGAATTCTAGAAAGTAGCCAAGGATTTCTTATTCTATAATAATCCCTACTTTCACTTATCACTTCTGTAAGTAAATCTTCTCCGTTTTGTAACCTGACTACTTTATGATTCATTTATACATTCTTATTTCGTTAATTTTAAAATCAAATTTCTCTTCGTTGTAAATATTTATACGTTCAAAAAAATGTCTTAGAGCGAAGTTGGTGTAAGTTTTGTGTTTGAGATCATCTATTATATCATATAACACGGCACTTTCCTTTCTATCTCCCTTTCTCAATCCTCTCCCAATTGATTGAAGATTTCTTATCTTACTTTTAGAGGGAGAAGCAAATACAATATTATGAAGATTCTTTATATTAATACCAGTCGAGAATGTTCCATAAGAAGCTACAATGATTGCGTTTTCAGATTCCTCTGTGGTAGTTCTGATGTCTTCTCTATTGTCTACTTTAGTTTCACCACTCACATAAAAAACTGGTCTTCCTTCGTCTACTTTTTCTTGCAGTTGAGAGAATAGGGGTTTGCCGTGTTTTTCTACAAAATTAAAAAGAACTAGTGTATTACCTTCAAGACTATTTGTCAAATTAACTATGAAATTATTTCTTTTTTCATTTCTTACTATCCAATCAATCTCATCCTGATAAGGCATCTTTTTTATTTCTTTACATTGTTCCTCTGAGTATTTGAGAACCAGACACTGAATTTTAAAACTAGAAAGAGTTTCGTTGTCAATTAATTTTCTCGTAGTTGTAACTTTTTTGACATCTCCAAATAGACCAGTGAGAACTAACTTATGAGTCTTAGTTCCATCCAATGTCCCAGTAGTTCCAAATCTATACTTACATTGAGTCATTTTCTCCATGATCTTTGTAAGAGAATTAGCCTTAAATAAATGACATTCATCACCGATAACTACACCAAATTGATCAAAGTAATCTTTCCGTTCTTTATAGATTGACTGCCATGTAGAAATCACTACTCTCTTATCTGTAACTTTAGATTGTCCTTGATAGATAACATGACATTTATTTTTAACATCAAATCCATAGTCAAGAAAGTCTGCGTACATTTGAGATACTAATGAGGTAGTTGGAACAATTATCAGTATCTTCTTACCGGATAGATCTGGATGCAACAGATAGAATCTTATTAAAGTATAGATGATAAGAGACTTACCAGAAGCCGTGGGAGATAAAAGCAAACACCTGTCTTTATTGATTGCAGTTTGTATTGCGTCTAGTTGGTAATCTCTATAGGTTAAAGGTTGGCCTTTAGATTGAGGTTTAACATACTCTGTAAGTTCTTTAAGATTATCCTCTTCGAATAGTTTTCTTTCCGGTTTCTCGCAGAAGAATTCATATTCATTTCTCTCACAGAAATTCTGAACCTGATTGATAAGACCAGCATATATCTTTCTATTGGTAGGATTGAATAAACGAATCTTTCCATCCCACACTTTATTCCTATATGCAGGCATGAACTTTGCGCCAGGCACTTCGTAGGTAAAGTAATCCACCAATTCTTTCAGAATGAATAATTCATCCGAATCAAGAATGTAATGCACTTCACTGTGTTTATGTGCAGTTACCGATTGCATTAACCGCCCTCTAAAAATTTCCGCACATTAATAAGATCCTTGATCAGCCATTTATTGCTGTCAAGAAGATCCATTTGTTTCTCTATGAAGTGTAAGATTTCTTTTTGATAGGTAAGTTTCTGCGCCTCTGTGATAAGATCATCATCGTCATCTAACCACATTTGCACATCACCTTTAAGAACTTTATACCCATCAGATTCCCACCCAAGACGATCCATCTCATCTTC